TTCGGAACCCAATTACTACCAAAACTGGAAAGAGCTGATAAAGCAATTTACAGCCTACTATGAAATTCTCGGAAACTCATATTTGTACGGCATAAAGCCTGATGGAATGAATATGATTTCCGGATTGCATGTCCTACCCGCCGGACATGTCGGAATTGTTCTTTTACACGACAAACAACTCCCCGACTGGCTCAATGAAGTGGCCTTGTACAAAGTTACCCTTTCTGGTAAAGATTATAACCTGCAGTCGCAAACCGTACTTCACAAAAGGAACATCTCGCTCAGGTACGATTCAGGCGCCTTCATTTACGGAATTTCAAAGTACATACCCGGCAACAAGATCACCACCGAGTTAAAGGCCATTTACGACGCCAAAACATCTATCATTTCACATCGTGGCGCGCTTGGTATCATTTCCAATGAAAGCGAAATACCAGATGCAGATGAATCGAAAGACATTAAACTGAAATTACAGGAAAAATTTGGACTTGGCACACACCAGGATAAATTCATTGTAACTAATCAAAAACTATCTTGGCAGCAAATGAGTATGAGTATTGCTGAATTACAGATCATTGAGAATGCAAAATATTCATTCGCCAAACTATGCCAGTTAAACGGGTTTGATCCTGTCATTTTCTCAACTGAGGGTAGCACATTTGCCAACAAATCAGAAGCTGAAAAGGCACTGATGAAAAAGGTAATAAAACCAAAGGTTGACGACTTGTACAACGATTTAAACAACTGGCTCCGCCCTTACTTTGGCGGAGACATGATTGTCCCCGATTGGTCGAAAGTTGAGGAATTGCAGGAGGATATGGGTAAACTTACTGATATGCTTGTAAAACATATCGAAAACGGAATCACTACACCTTACAAGGCCGCATTGAAACTATACGGAGATGTTGACGAAAATAACCCGCCAAAGGATGAATACTATAAAAAATCGAGCCTTCAACCCGCAGATGCTCCTGAGCAAGTTGATGAGGTTGTTACGGGCAGCATGATAGCCGGACTAAAACCAAAACTCACCCAATGTGAGTACTGCGGTTTTGAGTTTGATTATAATACGATAGATGAGGTTTCTCAGGGTTATGTAAAGTGTCCTGAATGTGGCAGAATCATAAACCAACAAGGAAATGGAAATTAAACAGAAAATATATCAGAGCAAGGCTGTTGACCTTGACCGTAAAGGTCAGGTTTTAATTGCTGTAAACGCCTTTGGCAATCAAGATTCCGACTTTGATATTTCTATGCCAGGGTCGTTCAAAAAGACTTTGAAAGAAAACTTTGACAGGGTGCGCTGGTTCCTCAACCACGACGTTACAAAACTTCTTGGCGTTCCAATAAAAGGGTTTGAGGAAGGCGACTATTTGAAAATGCAGGCACAATTTAACCTTGAAAAAGAAATAAGCCGGGATACTTATGAGGATTACAAGCTCTATGCCGAACACGGAAAGAGCCTGGAGCATTCAGTAGGATTGCAGGCAATAAAGTTCACCACCGATAACGCGACCGGAACCAGGTCAATAAGTGAATGGAAATTATGGGAGTTTAGCACCCTTACACATTGGGGAGCCAACGAAAACACGCCCTTACTTGGAATAAAAAACGATCTCGAAATAATGGGCAACAATCCCAGATATTCCGACAATCGAAAAAAAACAATAGAAAAAGCGCAAAAAGCACTTTTTATTGAGCCGTCACGTGTGACACTCGACCAGAAATCCGCAATGCAAACAATTTTTAAACTAACTAAATTTCAATTTTAAAATGACTGAACAAACAAAAAAGTTCGGAGCTGAAGAAGTTACAGACCCCGAACAATTTGCAGCCCTGCTCAACAAGCAGTTTGCAAAATACAACGATCTTCTTTCAAATACCGCAAGCAAAGGCGAATTAAAACAGGTGTTTGCCGATTTGATTGTTGAGAATAAAGACCTGATGAATAAAGTATCCAACTCAGGCAAAGAAATGACAGACCTGAAAAAGCAACTGGCCGATTTTACCGAAACCATCAAAATTCAGGGCGATAGCATTACCAAAATGAAAACAGCTTTCAGCCCTGGTACTGAGAGAAAATCGTTAAAAGATGCTGTTTTGAAAGCATTAACCGACGGAGCTTTTTCTCAGGTTGCCGATAAAAAGGCCTCAAATGCCTCATTTACGGTCGAAACAAAGGATATTACAATGGGAGGATTCTCCGGAGGGGCACCCTATCAGGCAGGTGCAGTAATTCAGCCGGCAATGCCGTTTCAAAATCCGGTCTTCACACCCCAGGAAGATTTCGACGTTCGTTCGGTACTTCCAATCGGAACATCTGAAAGCTCTATGCTCGAATTTCCACAGGAAAAAGCCTGGACTGATAACATGGGTTTATTGGCCGAAAATGCCGATTCTACCGAAAGTGAAGTTACTTTTGAAATGGCCAGCGTTCAGGGTGTAAGGTTATCAACACACATCACCGTGTCGCGTACCGCCCTCAAAAATGTGGCATGGCTTTCAAATCACATTTCGACCAGGTTAATGGGCAAGTTTATCGCAAAGCTCAACAGCCAGGTTATTGCAGGAACCGGATTAACCGTGTACCTCAAAGGCTTGACCGGATATGCCACTACCTTTACAGCAGGCGGATTGGCTAATGCCATTGCAAATGCAAATTGGATTGATGTACTTCTGGCAGCCCGCGCCCGCAACTATGAGGTTAACAAAATTAAACCCAACGTGGTTTTCGTAAATCCTCTCGACGCCGTGGTTCTTACTTCAATCAAATCAACCATTGGCGAATGGGCAAACAAAGAACCGTTTATGACGGTATCGCCAAACGGTGTAGTCTCAATTATGGGGATGAACATCATCGAAAGTTTCGATGTTACCGCAGGAACCTATATCATGGCCAATGTTTCAAGTCAGAATATGGAAATCCTGTTTAACGGACCGGTTGAAATCCTTGCCACCGACAGCGAAGCCTCAAACTTCCTGAAAAACCTTGTTACTATTAAGTTGGAAGCTGTGGTTCTCATGCCGGTTTACCGTGCCGGAGCAATCATAAAAGGCACATTTGCAACCGACTTAACTGCAATTACACCAGTGGTATAATTAACATAAATCAAGTTAATGAAAACCATCAGGGTATTAAATTTAGTGGGTGAAACCGGGCTTAAAAAACCCGGCACCCTTATTTGTTTACCCAATACGTCCGCTGATTTATGGATAGCAAAAGGCTGGGCAGAACTTGCCGAAAAACAGGAAATGCCGAACCTCGAAACTAAGGAAGAAAAATTCGTAAACCGAACAAAGCAAACTAAGAACAAAGCCAAATGATAACCGGGTTTGATAAATTTATTGGTGAAATTTTTATTCCAAACATCTCTGGTTATGGGATAGTTGACAATGCAAATAAAGACGAATTATCTGCAATTGCCGAAGTATCAGAATTGGACTATCTTATGAAAATGTTTGGTGAAAATCTTGCCGATGATATTATTCAGGCTCATTATGATTCCATTCAGGAAGGTTATGAGGCTACATTCTGGGATGAATTATTGGGTTTACTTACAAATCAACGGTTAGGGTCTCCATTGGCCTGCTATGTTTATTTCAGGTATCGCCAAAACAAAATAACCGAAACAACCGCCGCTGGTGAAGTATCGTTGGCATCTGAAAATGCAACCGTAAAAAACCCAACTTATAAACTTGTTAAAGCCTGGAATAACATGGTAATGATGAGTGAAAAAGTCTTGGAATATGTTCAGGCAAACTCCGAGATGTTTGTAAATTTCGATCAGTCAATTTCATTTCCGTTTGAAAAAATAAATTCATTTGGAATATGAGTAACCCTGTTTACATAGTAGATTTGTTTGAAAACATTGTATCCAATGTTGCAACAGCCATTTCAAGCTATGTAGGCTACGAATACGGTCACCCGGTCGAAATTAACGAAACGCTGGTTGCACTTTCAAAAAACACATCTAATCCAACTAACCGATTTCCGCTGGTATGCTTGTTTACTGATATTACCGAACATAAAGGAATTGGTTATGGTAATGATTCAGAGGTAAGCCTCCAGCTATTGATTGCACAGTTGACCCAAAAAAACCTTTCTTCACGGCAGCGCATGGCTGTTAATTTCAAGCCTACACTCATTCCAATTTACAACGAATTAATAAATCAAATTGTAAAATCAAGATACTTCAGGCAATCGTCAGCCGAAACAATAAAACACGATAAAACCAATCGTTTGTTTTGGGGAAAGACCGGGATTTATGGAAACAATGGTCTGATATTTACCGATTTACTCGACTGTATTGAGATAAAAAATTTAGTAATCACTGTTAAACAACAAAACTGTTAATGTTATGTCAAATATTTTAAATAACCCAGGATGTGTAGTTGTGGCAGCCAATACAGGTTTGCCAGATTGCCCTTTTGCACCAGATAAATTTGTTGGGGCTATCCTGATTGATAAAAACCAGGTGTTTTCTGATAGCGACGTTGCTTCGGCCACTGCTTTTATCACAAAACTCCAGGAGCTTGCTTTGGTAGCAGGCAAAACACGCGCCTATCCTATTTTCCGATTTGAAGAAATTACCGATAACAGCGAAGAGGAAACCGTTGCAACACTCGGCTATGGTTCAAAACAGGTGGTTAAGGATGGAAAGTATGACTGGACATTCCGCCTCACCAAAGGTGGGTTGTGTTACCAGAAAAAACTGAGAGCCTTCAACAAAATCGAAAAGAAGGTGCTGTTCATTGATGATTCAGGTGTTATTTATGGCACTATTGGATCGGGTGTATTTACAGGTTTTTCGATGGAATTTTTCTTTGCAAAACCTTTCAAAGTTGCCGATGGAAGCAATGCCGCCATTTTCAATGCCCGGTTTGCCTTGAGTAAACCAAAGGAGTTTAACGAATACGTCGGGTTTATAAAAACAAACCTCGATGTTGAGGAATCTGTAAAAGGGTTAACCGATGTAGAACTTGAGCAGGTTACAATTACCAACGCTGCCGCCACTATTTCGGTGGTTACAGGTTGCGATAAAGTAAGCCTGTTCGATGTTTTTGCCGATGACCTTGCCGATCCGTTGCTCTGGGTTGTTACCAGCTCGGCAGGTACAAATGTATCCGTTACAGGTGTAACAAAGGTTCCTGCTTCGAGCGCGTGGGCTGTTGCTTTCACCGGAACGGGAGTATTTTCAATTTCGTTAGCTGCCCCATCAGTCCTGGCAGCCGCAGGTATTGGCGGAACACCGGCTAACGGTTTTGAAAGCAATGCAATTTCGGTAACCAAACCATCAGAGTAATCCAATGAATACCCTTAAATCAATAAAAATGGATGGAGCCGGCTTTTCGCTGGCTTACATCCATTTTTTTGAAAATGAGGGAGGTTTTATCGCTGCAACCAGCGACATATTCTATCCATGGAAAACTGAAAAGGAGCGCATTAAACTACTTAAAACGGTTTACCGGATGGCTAAGAAAATAAAAGCACAAATGCAGTGAAACGCTTGTTAAATATAATGAATACAGCAGACACCTTATTACTACCCATTGCCGGGTTTATCATTATTACGCTCCTGACCGTGCTTGGATGGAGCGGGCGCAAATGGCTCAGTAGCTTTGAAACTACAATCAACAAAATTTATGTAGGCTTTAATGACATCAGCAAAAAGCTGGATGCTATAAAGGATGAAATTGACAGCCTTAAACTCGAAAACAAGCTCACAAGCAACTACATTCATGAAATTGAAACACGCATTGAAGATAGGCTTGGCAATATCGGTGGGCAGATTATGGAAAACAGGAGCCGGATTTCAAGTATTGAGCTTCGGACAAATGCTATCGAAAAGGTAATTGAAAAAGTAAAAACACTTCACGAACGAAATCACAAAGAAATAATATGAAAAATCAACTTATAGGTTTATTGATGCTGATAAGCATCGCTGTGGCTGGTCAGAAACCGTTAACCAGGAATGATGGTAATTTCCCTTCAACGATTTACCATGTTTACGAATCGGATAATTCCTGGATGAAACCAGGGGCAAGTATATTTTCGGCTTTTATGATCGAAGGGAAACTTTACGCATCCGGTGAAAACATAATTGGAGGTAATCAGGTGGATGCAATGGCATTTCACAACACCGGAAGCGATGCACCTTACCAATTAGCCTTTGATGTTATTGTACAAGGTTTAGCAAAAGAGCCAGTCAAGACCGGATTAGATTTTAATGAGGTAGTTTATTGGGGGCTTTGGGATGGAGCTGTAATGAAACAGTTAATTCTGAAAAGCACCTACACCTCAAGAGCCGGGGAAACCGCAATTTTTGAATTAACGGATGTTGTTTTAGAAATTATGGATAATCCCTACTGGTCAATCAATCCGGTTTGGCCTTCTGATACTACTTTGAAAATAAAAACACCTACTGCAACCAATAGGCAATTCTACCTATACAATCTTGCTTACAGCGGTAATGTCGGCAGGCTGTTTTACCCAAAATATTTACTGAAGCTGAATTGGGAAATGGTTGAAGGAGATACCAAAGTAACAAATTCCTACAACAAGAAAAAAGATATTTACTTTCTGAATCAGGCAAAATTTAGATTTACTCAAACTGATATTGAAAGGGGCTACATTCTTGTAAGGCTAAAAGGCACTCCACATAAAAATTCAAGAAGTTCAGAAACATCGAAAATTTACAAAATTTACTGGAAATGAAAAAAGAAATGAACATCATCAGGGAATTACTATCCGATGAAAAAGGAAACCTGTCAACAGTGCGCGGCTTATCGTGGGCTACATTATTTGCAGCAATTGGATATGTTACCACTTGCCTTGCACAACATCAACCAATCGAAATACCGGTATTATTAAGCATGATTGGTGCTGCCTTCGGGGGTAAAGTTTTACAAAAACCATTCGAGAAGTAAATTATGGCAACCGTGCTCGACATGATCGAAAACATTAACGCCATCGACATACACGAGCTGGCTGTTAATGCCATAATGAGCACGGAGGATGCAATGGTTAACCTTAACCGGGAACAACTTACAGAGGGTCTCGACAGCAGAGGGCACAAACTAAAACCAACGTATGGTTCAAAAGCATACGCAACAAAAAAAGCGGCTCAAAATCCGAGGCCTGGCAAGTGGAACCCCGACCTGATCCTGACGGGTGCATTTGTAGAATCGTTCAAAGTTTCGCTGAGTGGTGACGATTTGAAGTTTGAAGCCAGCGACATAAAAGCGCCGGATTTACTCGAAAAATATGGTGACGATGTTATGGGATTAATGGATACCCAGCAGGAACACTACAACAACAATATTTTTTACCCTGAATTTGCCGGAAACATCGAACACGAAACCGGGTTAAAATTTCAATAAAATGGGCTGTGGATGTATGCAGCTCTCAAAAGAGAGACAGAATTATGAAAACACAAAACGTCTGGCCGGAGTTTGGGCAAAAAGTGAGGGCAAAATTGCCGTCATTTACTGCATTGCGTCGGGCTGTTTTGGTTTTATGGATGCTGATGCACCGGAGGCCGAAAATATTACAGCCCTCGAATTTGTATCAGGGCTGTAACGAATGCCCGCTCGACGTGTTTATTGATTGCTTAGTAAACAACAAACTTGAAAGACTTATCAAATCTGGTGAGGCTTCCCAAAAGGAGCTGGCTGAGGCGTGGGAAAAGCTATTCATCGAATATTGTGACCTGTCCGGAGACAAAAACATAAAACATCTTATCCACCTGTCAAAAAACATAGGTTATCTGCAATGTAGGATTTTAGCCGCACGGCTTTGTGTTTATGTTTTGAGTAATAGGAAGTCCGATGTGTGTATTGAGCAACTTAAACTCATGGGATTTAATGGTAATTTTAATGAGGCTTCGATTGCTGATGATCTAAAATCAGTAATTGCCACAGTAAAATCATTTGAAATTGATTTACAACGAAAAGCACTCGAATATGAAAAACTTGTAAACGAAGGAGGTAAATCTAAATTAGAAAGCGGCTATTTTGATAATATGCTGGTTGATCTTTCTAAATTTATGGGATACCGGCTCAAAAAAAATGAACTCACGGTTAATGAGTTCATGGTTATTAAAAGCAAATATCAAAAAGAAATGGAATTATTGAGCAACAACCCAAGAAATAAAAGCGCAGAAGGCCAAAAGCATTAACCAATAAGGCCATGAGATTCCGGAAAAGTGTCCCGGTAACTCGTTTTTAGGATCATAGTTATTCATAAGGCTTAAATTTTATAATGCAAATATAAACAATTTTTCAACTACATGGCAAGTAAAGGCAAAATAAACGACATCATCGATTTTCAGGCAGTGGATGCCCAGAAAAAACAACTATTGAGCGCAATTGATGAAATCGTTGCACGAATGGAAAAAGTGTCAAAAAATGCCATTTCATTGGGTGGAGAATTTAAAGGTGCCAGCAAAATCAGTGAAGTAACAGTGGCAACCGAAAAGTTAGGAGAAGCCAACAAAGAAGTTGCTAAAATTTTGGCGCAAAAAGCTGTGGTTGAGCAAAAAATAGATTCTTTACGTAACGTGGAAGCAAAAGCACTTGCCGAGGTTACCGAACAATTGAAAAAAAGGAGACAGGAAGTTACCCTTGAGGCTAAAATAAATGAGGCGCAAGCCGGGAGTATTGCTAAAATGAGGGTAGAACTTTCTAAACTAAAAAAAGAATGGGCCGAAACCGGAGATTCCGCAAAACGTAACGCATTAGGAGAATCAATTAGTAAGCTAAATTCAGAAGTGTTAGAGGCGGAAAAGTCAATCGGGATTTTTGGAAGGCAAGTTGGGAATTATGAAATTGTCGGAAAGAGTTTGAGGGGAGAGTTAAAGGCAATAACAGAACAAATAGCTCAAATGAAATTAGCCGGGCAGGATAATACAGAAGCATACGCTCAACTCATTAGAAAAACCGGTGAGATGAAAGATGCAATGGAGGACGCTACTGCTGAAATAAAAAAGTTCGCATCTGATACAGGTACATTCGATCAAATATTATCTGCAGCAGAAGGTGTTAGTGGAGGTTTTGCCGCTATTGAGGGTGCATCTGCATTGCTTGGTGTTGAAAATGAGGAATTACAAAAAACATTTGTAAAACTTCAGGCCGCTATGACGTTGGTTAATGGCTTAAAATCGGTTCAAAACGTCCTACAAAAAGAAAGCGCCGCCTATACAATGGGCGAAAATATTCAAAAAAACATATCCATTGCTTTAACCTGGGCGCAAAATAAAGCCGAAACAGGGGGAATCATAACCAGGAAGTTAGCTGCGGCGGCTCAATGGATGCTAAATATGGCAATGAAAGCTAATCCAGCCGGACTGCTATTAGCATCACTATCCGCGCTTATTGCAGTTGGAGTTGTTTTGTTCAAAGTTTTTAGTTCAGGAACAGACACTACCGAAAAATATAATACTGCTGTTGATAAGAGTAAGGCTTCGGTTGAAAACCTTAACAGAGAACTCGACAGGAACATCAAAATGATGGAGGCGCAGGGAGCCTCACAGTTTTCAGTTATCAATGAAAAGAAAAAGGCCGCTCAATTAGAACTTGAAATTGCTGATAAACTGGTTTCAGATATTCAGGCATCTAACGCAAAAGAGAATGAAAATAAAAAGGAGCAGCTTGCCGATGCGTTGGCCGCACAAAAAGAAGCCTGGGACAAAGTAGTTGCCCTCAATGATGATGCACTTGTTTTTGACTTCAAACAACGCCAGGAGGCCGATAAGTTGAAGCTCGAAAATATGAAAGACGGGCTTAATAAAGAAGTGGCAATTCTCAACGCCGATTATGACGAAAAGTTAAGATTAGCAGAGGGTAACAATGACCTAATTAACCAACTTGAAATAGCAAAAGGCATCAAAAAAAATGAAATCATAAAAAAATACAATGATGTTGCTACTAAAGAGTACAATAAGCTATTAGAGGAAGAAAGAAATTTCATTGATGAATCCCTAAATTACCTGGAAAAATATGCAGACGCATACAAAAAAATAGAAGAAAAAAAAGAGGGCAATGCCGACCCTTTTATGGCTCAGGTTGATGCGCAGATTGAAACAATGGAGTTTTTAATGGCCAAAAAAGAATGGCAGGCCAACAAAGACAAAAAACAGACTGAGGATGAAGTAGCCCTTGCCGCCGCCAAACGCGACAAGCTCATCGAATTAGGCCAGCAAACCTTCGATTCATTACAAAGCATCGCTAATTCAGGCTTTGAAAAGAAGTTGATGGAAATTGATGCACAGGCGCAGGCCGATGAAGAAGCTAAACAAAAGGAACTCAACCGGGCGGGAAACAATGCAGCGGCAAAAGATCGCATCGAAGCAAAGTATGCCGAAAAAGAAAAACAACGCGAAGCCGAAAAACGTAAAATACAACTCCAACAGGCCAAATTCAACAAGATGGCTGCGATGTTCCAGATCGGAATTGATACAGCCGTTGCCATAATGAATGCGATGAAAGAAAGTATGTACTGGATGGTTCCCATAATTGGAGCAATGGGAGCCTTACAATTAGCAACCGTGGCAGCGCAACCACTGCCAAAATACTTCAAAGGCCGCGACGGTGGCCCCGCTGAGTTTGCCTGGGTAGGTGAACGCGGAACTGAGGCGATAGAATTGCCAGGAGGAAAAACATTCCTGACACCCGACAGGCCAACGCTAACATTCCTTCCCGAACATGCCAGCGTTATTCCCCATGAGGAACTCCTTAGAACTGCCGGAGCTATGTCAATGCAAAACTTACAATTTACCGACCGTTCAGATCGTGAGTTTGCCGAACTGAAAGCCGAAATAGCAGGATTAAACAAAGGTTTCGATAAGGTGGCAAAAGTTATCATTGATAAAAAAGAATTTCATCTCAGTATTTCGGAAAGCGGTATTCAAGCATCGTCAAGCCGTGGAGCCAGCCGCACAAAATACCTAAACCAGAATGTAAGACTATGAAAGAACTGCTTTTCATATTATCCCGGCCAGGTTTAACAGGTGATGTGCCTCTTACGCTTCAGTATAATCCTGATGGGTGGGATGAAACGTTGGTTCGTTACGATCGCTCTAATAAATACTGGGGCTTGTTCAGGTCGTTTACCATACCGCTCAAATTCGTAAAAGACGGAGCGCTGTATCTAAGGGATCGGTTTTATAACGATGGGCTGACAATTGCACAAGTTAGGCTGACAATAAAAAGGCTCAACAAAATCACCCTCGAATATTACACAGCATATGTTTGCGATGTTGATTTTTCAACATTTGAAGATGAGAAAAATTTCGTTTCGGTAACGCTGGTTGACGATGGCCTGGCAGCTTTGATAAAAAAGAACGAAACCACTGAATACGATTTATTGGTTTATGATAACGAATTTAAAGTAAACTTTGTGGGCGGTGGCGGAGACCAGGTCTTTTACTATGCAAACATAAGCACTGTATTAGATACTTTAGTTAATCGAATGACAGGAGAAAACGGCCATGTTGATACCACAATATTTAACGATTATGACAATGCGCTGGCGTTAACGTCAACCTTTAAACCATCGCAAACAACGGCTTACAGCTTAAAAACATCTTTCGACAAATTATTCAAATCCATCAGGGCGGTGTTTGGATTTGGTGCCACCATCGAAACGGTGGGTAATGTCGAAAAACTATTCTTTAAACCAATTGAGGAGCTTTTCTCCAACAACATTATTGCCCACTTTCACGATGTAACCAATTTCAACCTGCAACTTAATACCGACTTACTTTTCAACACCATAAAAATAGGCTATCCTGATGCTGCCGAAAATATTTATGATGCAAATAGCTACTCAACTTTTTATTCGCCACTTGGCTATTTCGTTTATGAGCTTGATCTTAGCAGTGATTACAGGGCAGATTTATCAGTTTTTAATATCAACTCCGAAAATCAACCCGATGAATCTGAAATATTCTTTGTACAATTAATTTTAAGTGCCGGAGCTTATTATGCCACGCCAGGATTGGTCAGGAAGTTGGGAACAGTTGACACATTCCAGTTTTTTAACGCCGGAATTTCACCCAGGCGGCTTTTGGATGTGCATAAATCGTATCTCGAAAGCTGTATTAATAATATCAGAACCGTTCATTTTATCAGCGGTGGCAATGGTAACATGGACAACGAAACCTCTTTTTTTGGCGGGGAATTTCAAAGCGAATTTTCTCCGATGTTTGCGGTGAAGCCTGTTAAGATGTTTATTCCTTACATGGTTACGATTACAGTTCCATTGTCAATTGATTTCAATGAAATAATAACACTTTCATCATTTGGTGTTGTAACCTTCGATTACCAGGGGAACACCTATTCAGGATTCATCAAAGATGTAAAGGTAAAATTAGCAGGGCGCGGAGCTGTGGAGTTTAAGCTGATACTCGCTCACGATAACGATTTAACTACACTAATCAGATAATGGCAGTAAAAATCTACATACCGCTTTTAAACCCTATCCGGTTAATCCAGACAGGGCATAAATATCAAAAGCTGTTTTCTGATGCTATTCCGGCACATGAGGAGGCCGCGTGCTATTTCCAGCCATTCAATAACCTCGATACGGTTAAATTTCAGATTTCATCAGCCGAAATGCTGTCAGATAGACATGCCGTAATAGTTGATATGAACAATAACACTATTGCCGGCATACCTGCAACTGCTAACTATACCGTTGGCGGAATGTTTTATGTCGAATTTTCAAGAATGCTCACCGGAATTGCCGAAGGTTTTTATCAGGTAAAGGTCGAAATTGGAGACCCCTTGGAAATTGTATTGCTTTCCGAAATAATACACATCACACCAACGCACCCAAATACACTTTTAATAGCGTACACGCACGATCTTAATGAGTTCGGTGTAATATTTCGCGCAACCGAAAATTATGAGCCAACGCCTTTTTATTTTCGTATTCCTGGAGGCTTTTCAAGCGATGGATTTAACCCTGAAAACGATTCAGAGGCTTACATTAATGATGATTATAATGTGGTGCAGCTCGAATCGAAGCCTTTTTTCACTCAAAAGTTAAAAATCGGTAACGGAGCAGGTGTTCCATGGTGGGTTGCCGATAAAATAAACAGGATATTCTCGTGCAGCAATGTGGCATTTTTTGGCCGCCAGTGGTGCAAAAGCGAAAAAGGCAAGTTAGAAGCAAACCGGAGCGAATTATACCCAATGTCAGGATGGACAATTGATGTGATCCCTGCAATTAATTCCCACGCCGATAGTGCCGGAGGTGGAGACTATAACAACGATTTTAACAACGACTTTAATAACAGCTAATCAATGACAAAAGAAGAATTAATAACGCTAATTGAGGCAAACATCACCACCAATGGTATGAACGAAATTACCGGGGCAATTGATCGTGGTGTATTGACAGAAATTGTCAATACTTTATTTGGCAATGATGGAATGTCAGCAATTGCACGGTTTAAGGGATTGGCAACAGCCGCCACAAACCCTGGCAACCCTGATACTGTTGATTATTATATTGCCAGAGTTGATTCTTTAGTAAACCAGAATTATATTTTTTTTAACGTTACCGTAAACGCCGGAGAGTTGGCGCTGCTTAAAAGAAATGGAAATATTTGGGAAAAGCATATTATTGGCACTGTATCTGGAGATGGTGGGGCTATTGCCGAACTTACCGCCGAACAAATCAGAGATGCACTGCAATCCCTTTCTGGATCAACCAGGTTAAATAAAATGGCCGTGTTTGGTGCTGATTTTGCCCTAAATTTCAGGGCAAAAATGGATATACTCAACGGGCAGGCTATGCAGCAGTTTGGTTTTGTTTTGCCAGGCGACTTCTGGATTGCATCTGGCATTACCGAGACCGATGTGTTAAAAAACGGAGACTGGATTGTTGCGGTGGCTGATGATATTTCTACACCCATTGATCCGGCAGAATATACCGACCCAACATACTGGACAATATTCCCGATGCACGCGCTAAGTGGTGCCGAAATAGTAACAAAGCTCGAATCCCTCACACCCAGCAGCCGACTTCACAAATCATTCGTGCGAGGTGCCGATTTCGCTTTAAACCGCCGTGGTAAAGGCGATGTAATGGATGCTACCTTTAGGGTAGATTCGATGAATAATATTTTGAAGGGAGATTTATGGATTTATTGGTTGGATGGTAGTGGCGGAACCGATGCTTTGGTTGAAGGCGACTGGGTAATTGCAATGTGCGATAACCCGGATAATTTTAACTATGAAGATACTGCCAACTGGTGGATTTTGAAGTTTTCAGCAGTTGGAGGGGTGGTGTTTACACAGGATGAAAAGGATTGGATTGAAAGCCAGATGAATCCTTATCAAAACCCTATACTTTCGGTATTAGGGAGCAATCTGCGTTATAAAAAATACGGCTATCTAACTGATGTGCCGGTTACGGTATCTTACACGGTTATCGAAAAAACCGATACCGTTACCAGGGTGTTATTTCAAAAGATAGTTAATGGCATTACAGTAACCTTGTATGATAACAATACGGCACCGGCATTAACCGGGAGTTTTGTGTCGAGTATAGCAAACAATGAGCCTACCGAGTTTAAATTAACGGTCTGGTACGGTTCAACATCCTTATCATCTTCCAGGATTTCGCAATGGGAATATGATATTTTTGAGGGAGAATTTGAAGGAACCGAGCTTAACGAAACACAATTAGAAGGTTTATCTGCTTACGCAACGCTGAACACTGCAGGAATTGCCTCCACCAAAAACTTTGTTTGCGACACGCCAACAAAGCACTGGTTTTTTGCTGTACCAGCCGAAATAGTTCCGGCAAGTCCTGGCTACATTAAATTCATGGTAAGCGGGCTTGAAACCGTTCTTACCAATACCGCCAACGTTATCAGAAAAGTAGGCGATGGCACTCCGGATGTAAGCTATAAAATTTACCGGACACCTAATCCGGGTGTCGGTTCGCGTGAGGTAGTAATTTCAACTGTAAACTAAAAATAAAACCATGCCAGTAATAGTAATTGATAAAATAAAAGCAGCAAACTCAGGCTTTAAGCCAATAGATGCAGTTGATGTTAACGGCCAGATAACCGGGTGGCAAAATCCGGTTAAAAATATTTTCCTTACACCACAAGATATTACAGGGGTTGCATTGGGCGATTCGTTTATTGTTGAAGGCGGTGTTGGCACATTTCCAACATACACAGGGAAGGACATTTACGGAAATACAGTAACGGCTGTTAATAACGGTATTTACATTGTTGTTGATGCAATACCGGAAGGTGAATCGCTTCCTGTTGCGTTAGTAACAGCCCCAGGCGTTGGCATGATTGTGCTTAATAAGGTTAATGCTACCCTTACCCTCAAAGTGTATTCACCATCTTCGACATGGATTAATCTGATGGCTACACCTGGCGGAACTATATCAGGCCAGTCGTTGCGTTATTCAGAAGAATTGAACGTAGTTATCGGCACAAACTACGACGCATCAACAAAGCAGTTGAGTATCAATGAAACCTTACAGGCAAACGACAATGTAAATATGTACGTTAACGGGTTAAAGTACTCACACCTGCGAACCACTAAAGACTTCAGCTTCACCGATAACACTACATACCTGGTCTGGATTCCCGATAATGCAGGATTC